ATACAATTCATCAATGGATAAAATCGATGCCGCCATAAAAAGCGTCAGCGATAAAGCGGACTTAGCACTAAACAACAACGTGCTACCGGACGGCCTAGCCGCATTCATAAACGCACTAGGTCTAACCGGGTCTAACGCGAAAACACTCGGAACCGCTCTCAACCACATATTAAACCGTACCGGCACGGAAACTTTCACCGTTACCGATCTCGGCGCACTCAAAAAAACCGCAGAGGGCTACCCAATTCCACCGGCCAAGTAAGGGCATACCATCATGGCAACAGAAACACCGTTCTATCATCTGCCACTATACGAAACAGGAGACCTAGCCGACCTACGCGACGGATACAACGCCGCAATGCGTACCCTAGACCGCGTAATACATCAACTAAAAGTACAGGAAGAAATAAATCACCCGACGAATCTCAGGAAGGGCAACTAACATGACCGCCTACACAACAAACTTCAACCTCGAAAAATATCAAACCGGCGACGCGGCAAACCTCAATGACCAATACAATGCGTCAATGGACATTATCGACACTAATCTCTATAAAATCAACACTAACGCAAACACCGCCGGTGGCAAAGCCGCGCAAGCGCTCGAAACAGCACAAAACAACACCAAAAATCTCACGGCATTAGGCGTAACCGATACCAAAACCGCAACACAACTCAAAACCAAAATAGACAACACAGCAGAAACAGCACAAAACAACAAATCAAATCTAAACGCGCTAGGCGTAAACAACGTTACAGATGCAACCAACCTCAAAAATAAAATAAACAAAAACACTCAAGACATTAGCACAAACACTCAAAATATTAGCGCAATCAACACCACCATAAGCAACTACAAATATAATAGCGGATATATGGTAACATTCGGTGACTCTTACGCAGACTCAACCACACCACAAAACACATGGCCGTATTGGTTACACCAATACATCCCAACACTGACACTAAAAAACTACGCCGTCAGCGGTGCCGGTTTCAATGTGGACACGCGAACATTCATAAATCAAATAAAAAACGCAAACACAGACAGCACACTAGACAAAAACAAAGTCAAACTAGCCGTATTAGCCGGTGGGCGAAACGACATACTGAACTACAATGACGCTAAGACAAAAATACAGGAATGCGTAAACCAAATGATAACCATTTTCCCTAACGCACGAATACTCATAGCACCAATGTTATATGATGCTGGTTTCGTAGACGGCGACGGAAGAGATAAACTAGCCGGACTAACAAACGGTGCCGAAACAATCACCACTCACACGCCAAACACCGAAACACTAAAATTCGCCTACCTATGGCTAAAAGGCGAAACAAACTCAATAGAATCAGACAAAATACACCCCAACCAACTAGGCGCACAAACCATAGCAAAATACATATACGACGGCGCATACGACAACTACAAACCACGTCAAGCCATGATAGACACCGTATTCGGTGACGCAAAAGGTTTCGTAACACTACAAGACGGCATAGTAACATATGACGTAATGGGAAACGTAAGCAACATAGGAAACGGACAAGGCCGCGCCCTACCCGGCTGGGCAAGCACATGGCACAACGTATGGGTATGGGGCGTAAGCGCTGGAAGCACCACCACACCACGCTTATACCAATTCTTAGGTAAAAGCGTATCCATGCTAAACTACGCCGGGCAAACAGGCAACATGAGCGTACACGCCACATGGACAGCATAAAAA